AGTAACATCATGAACAAGAACCACTTAAACAATTGTGTGAGTTTCTCGGAGAGTGAATCGAATGGCGTGTAAGATAACACAAGTGGGGAGAAATGGGTGAGAATGGGTGAGAAAAGGCGAATTTTAAATAGAGGAGTCGTGGTGGTATTTTTAATTACCCCCCTTCTTTTTCTTGTCTATTCTTCCCCTATTCTTATTCTTATATAACTTATCTTTATCTCTATCGTCTCTTATCTCTTATCTATCTGTTTTTTAATCTAATCTTTACCCGTATTCTGGGGGTGTTTATGTCCCTAGCGTCTGACCGTTCAAAGGGCACGGTTTCTGGTAAAAAAAGAACCCCCGTAGAGGCGGTCTTTCGGGGCTTAGTTTCGCCGCTTCTTTTTCTCTAGCCTCGGCCCATTTTCTCCTCTGAAAATGACCTTTTTCTCGGTCTTCGGGAAGTCGATATTTTTGCTACGTTTTGACCGCCGTTTTTCGCAAAGATTTAAATGCATTTTTTCGATGTCTACCTCGCTACTTTTCTCGTAGAATTTACGGTGCTTTTCCTCTGCGATTTTCATCCTCAGAATTGCGCCGAAAACCGCTGCCAAAACCAAGAAAAAAACGGCCAAAAACTCGGATGAAATGAAGGCGAGGATCATACGTTTCCTTATTCTAATTGAGACAGTTTCTCATTTATAGTTGTTTTTTAATGCTCTAATCTTCTCGGGTATTTTAAATTCAAAATCGTTTCGAACTGTTGCAAAAAATGCAACTGTTAGGTTCGTTTAGAGTTGTTTAATTGTCTTTTTAACCTTTTCTGGCTCGTTTACTGGCTCGTTTACTGGCTGAACGAGAGCGACTAACGCTTGGAAGCTCGCCTTCAAAGCTTCGTGCTCGGATAACGTCAGCGATGACGCATTGTACATCGCGACCAAGTTATTGAAAGCATTTTCGATTGAGATGTTCGAAGTTGCGGCAGTGTTGTCGATTCGATTCTTGAAAACCGAGATCGATTCCTTGATCGCTTCGTGAGCTTCGGGCGTCAAACGAACTTGGCGGTGAAGCAGTTCAATATTGGATAAGGCTTGTTGATTATTCATGTTTAGTAGGTTGGTAAAGATTGTAATGATCGGTTTAGATCGTGTCTTCTGCCGTTACGCAGATCAATAAAATTAAGATCGTTAAAAACGTCGCGATCATTTTAAATTATTTAAAATTTGAGAGCTTGCGCGAATCTTCTCGCCAAGACCGTCAACTATTTGGATTCCGAGTTCTTTGCATACGGGCGATTCGGGGATCTCTCCAGCGAATCGGTCGCCGCCTTTCGCAAAGATCGTTGGGCGCAACATTCTTAGCGTCTCGCATTGAGTAGCATCCTTATCGATGGATAGCACTACCTTATCGACGCATCGAAGGGCCGATATGATCCTAAGCCTATCTTCCTCTGTCTGAAACTTTTTCGAGCCTTTTAGCTCAACTTGATGATCGGAATTAACGATAACAATTAGCTCATCACCTAGTTGTTTCGCTTTCTCAAGGTATTCGACGTGACCAACGTGAAGCGGGTTAAAGTAACCGCTTGTAGCTACGATAACCCGCTCCGTTGGTTTAACCATGCCTTATATCTACTGACCGTTAGTCACGGACGTTCTGAAGACGTGCCGTGAAAGGATCGTACTCTTGCTGCGAGCCGAACTCGTAAGTCCCTGCGGGGAGACGAATCGTGTCGTGCCGTTCCTTGTGCAAGCAACGGACGGTCGTTTCGACGGCGTTCTTCATAAACAGCTTGCCATCAGCGTCTTGGAAGAAATCGACGCCTTCGATCTCGTCTACAACATGGTGATTACCAGTTGTTTCCGAATCTGCGACGATAACGTAACCCGTCTTTGACTTGTTCAACTGCTTCGCAGAGCTGGGGATGCTGCTCTGGAAAATCATGCACTCGCCGTGCAAGATTACTTCGTTCTTCTTCATATATGTATTATTGTTAGTTGTTGTGGATTGTCTAATTAAATTACATTAAATTACGCGATAGCAACGATCTTCATCTCGCGACCTCCGAAACGTTCCTTGATCGCGTCCTTGAGCGTGCGGCACTGCGGCGAAACTGCTTCGACGTGCCAGATTCCGGTCGTCTGATTCAGCATCTTCAGGTACGGCTGATAATCGACGCCGAACAAGTTCTTCATATCGTGAAGCTCGTACTCGCTACGATGCCACCAGTCGTGAGACTTCTCGTCGTAGTTCTTGTAACTGTCAACGAGCTTGCCAAAGTCGAGCATTCGCTCAACACCGAACTTCCGAACAAACTCTGCCTTAACGTCAGCGTTCTTTTCCTTCTTGAAGAAGTCGAGCGAAAGCTCTTCGGCAGGAGTCATAACGAGTTGCTTCGGAACGGTAACGCCGTTCAAAGCGTAAATCTCATTCGCTCCGCTGTAAGAGAGAGCGGGACCGTCCTCGCAATGCAAGCCGAGGTTGTTCTTATTGATGATCGTTGGCGGCTGGCAAACGACGCAAAGCGTGTCGAGTGGCCAAACCATGCCGTAAGGCTGGCAGTTCAAGAGAGCCGTGTAAGCCTCGATATTGTCAAACTTAATTCCGAGTTCGTTGCGGCAGAACTCGTAGAACGAGAACCATCCGGCCCAGAACTGACAGTCGAAGTACGGATACACGATCTTCTGGTCCTTAACGAGAGACTCGATGAAGGCGTTCTGCTCGGCTTCAACCTTCTCGCGCACGCGCTCGTCGAACTTAGCCTTCGTGAGCTTGCGCTTCTTTGTCGTTTCGGCCTTCGTGAGCTTCGCGACAACATCCTTTTCGATCTTCGCAAGCTCCGTCTTGACTTCGGGGTGATTGCGAGCCGTTTCGGTCGCAACGACGCGCCAACACTCGGCTGGCGAATCGAGCAGCACAACGGGGGCAGGGTTTGAGCGATTCAGCACAAGCCGCTGGAAAGCAGTGAAATCGCGCTCGGCATCGACGAGCGTCTTGCGCTCGGTAGTGAGACCCCGACGTACCCACTCTTCAAGGTAGATGGGAATTTTCTTCTCTTGTTCTTCGGTCAGTTTTTCAATCTTCTTCATGGTTATTTGTTGTTCAGTTCAACGCGCATAATTTAGCACAGTTGTGAGAGGTGTCAAGCGGTTTCGAACTCTTTTTTTGAAAAAAGTTCAAGAATCTTGTCGCGAACAGCTAAATCTACTTCGCGGAAAATTTTGTCTACGATGTCTCGCAGAATAATCGACGATGTGTCGGTGGAAAGCTTGTTCGCGAATCGAGGATCAGTGATTATTTTTAGAAAAAAATCTCTCGCGAGTCGGTTTCTTTCGCGAAGCAAATTGGCGCGCAATTTTTTATTCATTTTTTTTATCGTTCGATTGTTCATTGTTTTAAATTGACTCTCCGCGCACTTGATTTGCTAATTGAACCACAAGTTTGCTGTGCGAATCGCTGATAAGGTTTTTATTGTTCATATTTGCTCTCTCACTTGACTCCACATTTGACTCCACACTTGGTTCACCACTTGGCTTTGTATCTCGCTGGTAAGTTTTTCGCGCTTCATAATAATGAGTCGAGAACTCTGTTTCGCGTTTCGTTCCCTACTCTTAACTGAACGACGCCTACTAAGTCAACAGAAATCTGCGCAATCACTTCCGTTTTTAACTCTTCCCTCGCATCGAATAGCTGAATGCTATTATTTAAATCATAAATTGAAGTGTCCGATTGATTCGTAGCCTCGGCTCGCACCAATTTTCTAAATTTGTGAATCGATTGTTTGGCATTCATAACGCCGCTATTCGGTACATTTCTGATTGAATCTTATTTTGTATTTCGTTAACTTGCGAATGGCGCATTTGAAGCGCAACCGAAACTCTAAATCTGCCGTCCATTTCTTTTTGGATTAAACTCGTTTGAGCCAACGACAAATCACTTATTGGTTTCGTTGCTTGAATCCAAGCTTGATCGAGCGTGTTTCGCAATTCGTTGAAAAGTTTTTTTTGTTTCATAAAATAGGCCGATAACCCACTTCCATTACGATTTTGTTGTAGATTCGACTACGCACTTGGCCGCGCACTCGCGCCCACATTTGCATCACTATTTCGTCTCGCAGTTTGTTTGCGACTTCGGTGGTCATCGAACTCGACGCCCGTTTGTACATTTGATACTTAATCTCATCGATAACGTTTTTACATTTCATAAGATTCTTGTACTTGCAACCGCACGAGACGTTGCTGTCGATTCCACAATCGACTCCAGATTTGACTTTGCGCTAGTAGTTCCAACTTTTTCGCTGTTTGGCTCTCTACATGAGCGTGTACTTCGCTCCATAGTTGATCGTCAACTCGATTCCACGTTTCGCTCCGTATTCTGTCGCGTATCTCGCTGATAAGTTTTTCGCGCTTCATGGGTTGTCGTGTATTTTGTCCCGCACTTGGTCACGCACTTGGCTCCTAACTGGGTCCAACAATTGGTTTTGCACTTGGCCCCACGCTTGGCCACGCGCTTTTCCTCGCGCTTGACTCCACATTTGGTTCCCCACTTGGCTCGCCACTTGGTTCCCCACTTGGCTCTCCACTTGGCTCCACACTTGGTCTCGTAGCTTGCTGATAAGTTTTTTGCGTTTCATTATGGAAATTCCTCTCGCAATTGAAATCTGACTCGATTCTCAACTCGCTCCACTACTTGCCTACCGATTCGGCCCCACACTTGGTCCTGCGTTTGATCCCGCATTTGTCTATCTACTTGGCTTTCTAGTTGGCTCCGCACTTGGATTCTTATTCGGCTCCGCACTCGACTCTCCACTTGCGCTTCTACTAATTTTTTTGATTGATTAATAAATTTTTCGCGTTTCATAGATTGTTACGCACTTGACTCGCCACTTGGTTAGCTACTTGGCCCCTCACTTGGTTCCACACTTGACTCCGCATTTCGTGCCACGCTTGGTTCCGCACTTGGTTCGCCATTTGGCTCACCACTTGGTCATACAGTTGGTTCCCCACTTGACTCTCCACTCGGACCCGCACTTGGCTCCGCAGTTGATCCTGTAACTCGCTGATAAGATTTTCGTGTTTCATAGGTTGTTACGCAGTTGCTCCCCCACTTGATCCCGCACTTGGCTCTCCACTTGGATCGCTACTCGACTCCACACTCGGCTGCTCACTCGCTTGTTCACTAGGTTCCATAATTGGTTTTGGAATTCAATCTGCGCTTGACCACTCACTTGTATCGACGCTTGGCCTCGTAGCTGGCGGATAAGATTTTCGCGTTTCATAGGTTGTTGCGCAGTTTTTTTTGCACTTGGGTCCACACTTGGCTCTTCACTTGACTATTCACTTGCCTCGCCACTTGGTTCGCCATTTGGATCTCCACTTGGACCCACAGTCGGTTTGTTACTTGATTCTCCGCTTGGCCCCACAATTGGTTCCGCACTCGGCTCTCCACTTGTTCGTTCACTTGGTCATATACTTGGTCCCAGACTAAGCGATTCACTTGCCTCGCCAAATTGCTGATAAGATTTTTTTGCATAAAAATTAAGTTTAGTCGTGGTGGGATTTGAACCCACACGTCCTACGGACATTCGATTTTAAGTCGAATCTGTCTACCAGTTTCAGCACACGACCAAAAACTAACAATCAACTCTTTACGTTGTTGTTCAAATAGTCAATAGCTCTTCGCAATAATCTCTCGTCGTCATTGAAACGACCGAGCGCAAGATTGCAGTTGTTGCAGATATAGCCGCGAAATTCGTTCGTGAAGTGGCAGTGATCTAAGATCCAGTCGTGCGTTAAGTTTTGGCAAATCGGACATTCTCCCGCTGGCGGCGGCGGGTTTTCTTGCTTTAACCTTTTACGAAGTACCGACAAATCGTTGCAGCACGTTGAACAAGTATTTTTTCGGCCCGTTTGTTGCCCCGAAAACAACGGGAAATCTTCGATATTTTTCTTTTGACTGCATCGGCGGCAAACTTTCGTCATTAACGATGATAAAACGCGCCGATCATTTTTCTAAATTGGTGGTCCCGCTGGGATTCGAACCCAGAACCAAAGGATTATGAGTCCTCTGCTCTAACCGTTGAGCTACAGGACCAGAGAGAATTGAACTTAGAAATGATATTTTGTTAATTTTTTATATTTTGTAAGTGTAAATCTAAATATGAATCATACTGCCGAATCAAGAAAGAAAATATCAGAAAAACGTAAAAAATGGCTAAAGGAAAATGAAGGCAAACATCCTTGGAAAAGAAGATCTATTTTTAAATCGGTTCCGTGTGAAAATTTTAAATCTTTTTTAAGAAAAGAAGGAGTTAGATTCATCGAAGAATTCAAAGCACTAGAAGATCGATACTTTTCTTTAGATATTGCTTTCCCAGAAAAGATGATAGCTTTCGAAATTAATGGAAATCAGCATTATGAAGCGGATGGAAAATTAAAGCCATATTATCAAAATAGGCATAATTTAATCGAAGCGGCTGGATGGAAGGTGATTGAAATTCATTATTCATTGTGCTACAACAAAGAGTATATCAAAAATTTAACGGAAGAAGTTTTAAAGTCGCAAGTTGTGAATGATTTTGATTATGATGTTTGGGAAAATGGCGGGTCTATCGGTATTCGAAACCGAAATAATTCTTTAGAAGAGAATTGTGATATCCAATTTCACTATAGACCCTTAGATAAGTTTCAGTATGAAGTATTTTTTGAACTTAATAAAGAAAAAAAGTGTCTAGATTGCGATAAAAAAATTGGAAAGCATTCGCAACGTTGCAAAAACTGCGCTAGGAAACATTTACCTAAAACAAAGCTTCCAGACAAGGAAGAATTGCAAAAACTATTGCTAGAAAACACAATGAGAGATTTGGCTGCAAAATTTGGTTTAACCGATAATGGATTAAAAAAAAGATGCAAACAGATGAACATTATGATTCCGTCAAATAGCTTTAGGATGAAAAAGTTCTTAGAAAAGAAAAGGTCAAATGATTAACCCTAGTCTTATCCGTTAGACGATGAGAGGAAATTTTCCGACTTTTGCTTGGCAGCTATTCGCGCCAATCGCCGCTGTTCTCGTTGATACGCCTTGTCGTTCTTTGGGTCGTAGTTCTTTGCCCTATCGAACTCGTCTTTATACTTTTCCAAGATAAAAGCGAAAGTGTTCATTGCAGACGAAGCAGTGTCGGATAACATTTTAATGTTTTTTAAGTTAATTTACCAGTGTCTAATTACGTTGGCGCAGATGAAAACGTTTGTTACAACGTAGATGATTACGATTGCGGTTCGAATGATTGCAACTTTATCGGCTTCTTTGTTGTCCTTGCTCGCTTTTTCTCCGATTGATTTTGCCCATAGCCTCCAGAGGTTCTTCATATTAGGCGATTTCGGCTCCTTTGAAGTAACGCTTGCAGCGTTCCACAAATGAAAGATAGTCTTCTAGCATCGATGTTGGAAACACCATCCCCTTTCGCTTCGCGGATCGGAGAACCGCAATCTCGATGCCCTTCTTCGCGTCGAACTTGTCGCCCATCGATTTGTTGCAGCGCGACCATCCAATATGAATGCGCTGATCGTTTCCGTCGAACGGAAGAGTCGCGGCGAGAACTCCGACGCGCTGACGCTTGTTGTTGAGAACGAACGAGTAGATTTGTCCGTGGTGACTCATTGTACTTGCTTTTTTAGTTTAAGTTAAGGTTAGTTTGAGCTTTCAGAGATACGTTATGCGTTCGCTTCAGCACTTCAAGCTTCTTTTTCGATTTCTGAGAACTTTTTTTCTGCATCTTGTAAGGCGTCTGGCCCTCCAAAGTACCAACCTTTCGTGCCAAAGTCCTCGTCCTTCGGTAAGTATTCGGCGGGTTCGACCCAGTTGCCTTTGATCTCGTAGCCGTCGTGACGCTGAATCACAACAACTTCGTAGCCGCCGCACTTAGAATAGATGGCAGAGTTTTCTGTTCGCTTGATTTGGCGCATAAGGTATCCGTGGTTTTTGATTTCGGTTGCGAGTTTTTTTATCGGTTTCATTTCTTGTTCCAGTCCATTTTTAGCAGTTTCATGTCCAGAGAATTTGGCGGTTATCGATGACCCACTTGCAGAATTTCGTGTCGCACTCGTTGAGCCACAGTTCTTTAGCCGTTACGTCTTCGTACATTTTGTGGAATTCTTCGGCGTTTATTGGTTCAGATAAATCTCTTAGCGGAATCTTATCCCAAGCGTCACCGATGTCTTTCTGAAGCTTCGCTCGTCCAGACGTAGCGTAATTGTACGCTTCTTGGAGTTCTTTGCGCGTTTTAACGACTTCTTCGTTCCAGTTCCAACTAATGACTTCGAAACACTTTTCGCGTTCAACGTATTCGATCACGCATTGAACGTGAAACTCTACGATGTGAGTTTCGAGATCCCACCATTGAGACGGAAAGACTGCCTTGCGCATCTCTTTGCGCGGGTTGACGATACGATGGCGAATGCCGCGAAAGAACTTGTTGGCGCGATACAAAATGGACAAAAGTTTAAACTCTACTTCGTCGTAAATGTATTTAATATTCATAATTAATAGGATACCTATGCTATCGAATAAGTCAAGCTTTAACAACCCGTTCAGCAATCTCTATCAACCGAAGTTTGTAAGTTTTATCGTACGGATCTTTACGGTATTTATTAATCTGGTTAATCCCGTTGTTTTTGCTACGGTATCTGATACCGTCAAACGTTTCCCATTTGTTATATGACTTACAATAAGTCTGAATCTCGTAACGTTTCTTCATTGTCCGTACAGTATGGTAGCAGTTGTTGAATAAATCAAGCCTTCCTGCGCTTTTTTCTTTCTAAAATGACCTCTTCGGTAACCTTGACTACCTTAAACTTTCTTCCCTCTTTTTCGAACTCAGCGATTTTATTTTTAAAACGCTTACTTTTTAACGTGGTGCTGCGAACGTCGATAGACCAGTAACCTCGGTCAAAAATCGAGCATCTATAAAAATCTTGAATTTCGTAACTTACTTTAGTTTTTGTTTTCATGCTTATAAGCGTCTCGTACCTGTTGCCATGCGGCTCGATCACAATCCATGCCGAGCGGAAAACCGAGACGAGCGATGCTTTTATCTTTGCCTTCCGCTACGTTTTGACGAACCGTATCGTCGCGCCGAAACTCTTCTTCAAGCTCGCGCATGATAAGTTTTTGAACTCGCGAGTCGAGATGAGGCCAAGCTTTAGCGAGGTCTTCCGCGAACGAACTCGTAGCGATAGTCATGCGCCCAAGGAAGTAACGAAACGACCAAAACACAAGATCGGACGGCGTGTTTGTTCTGAACGTGTTGAGAAGTTGTTTGTCTTTTGTTGTCATTTTTTAATTTCCACCAACCAATACGAATCGTTGTAAATATAGTCCCAAAGAATTTCAGCTTTTCGTCTTTTAAGCCGCATCTTTTTTGCGAGTGCAGCTACCAACTTGTCTTCTTTCCAGCGATTGTCTTCGATAGCGTCGCGAATTTCTTCGATTTTTTTATACTCAGAGGCTGTGATTTTTAGTTTCATCGTTAGAAACGTTCTTGTTCTAGTCTGCGGAAAGCTTCTTCTGGAGTCTCATTCGGCAAAACGTTGTGAGTAACGCCGATAGTGCCGCCCTCCCACGTTCCGATGCCTTCGCCCACTTCCTTGTCGAAGTTCACGTCGAGATGCACGGTGCTTTTCTTCTTCCAAGGCCATCCGCGACAACGCCAAACCCTTCGTTCGATAGTAACCGATGCCTTGCGATGCTGAACTTCGCCGCTTCTCAGCTTGTAGTTGAAGTCGAACACGCGAGCGTAATCGCGCTTAAAATCCTGTAGTGCACGGTCATACAAAACGTCGTTATGTTGCTTCTTAACGAGCACAACGTTCATATCCCAATCGAGCTTTTCGGTAGCGTGCCACTTGTACGTCCAAGGCATATCGATGGTAACGCTCTTTGTGCCGAACTGAAAAACAATAGATGACCAGTTGTGCAAGTTAGAGTAGACGTAGAACCCGTAATTGCGGTGCTTATCGCAAGACTGTGCCATTTCGACGCCAAAAGCTGGCGTGTAGATATAAAATGTAATAAAATAGAGTCCAACGATCAGTGTTGGTTCGAAACAATAAACTGGACCGCGCCAGTGGCAACAAATCTCTTTGCTCCACAAGTTAATCTCGCCCCAAGTGAACTTGTGCGAATTGAATTGGTTGCCGTAGCTATGTTGGTAGCCGAATAACGTCTTTAGTAGTTTCTTCATGGTTTAAATTGGAGCCTCTAGCTCGATTCGAACGAGCGACCTACAACTTACAAGGTTGTTGCACTACCACTGTGCTATAGAGGCTTTTAATCCTTAAAATGGTTAGGGTTACGCAATAGTTTGATAGTGAATAATATGAACAGAATCAAGGAAATCCAAGTCATTCAAGGTGTAAATTAATAGTATGGAAAGTCCGCGACTTCTACAGGCCGAGATTCACAGTAACTTCAGTACCGTCTCTGGTGACTGGGTAGCTTACCGCGCAGAAATAACTGGTCTTTACTCTGCTACGGGATACGGCGCATCTGGTAACGCTACTTTTGGCGACTTTTCCGATCATTTGGTTCGTGAGTTCAATACCAAGGTCATAGAGCTTGGGATGCCGACTGGTATCCTTATCAAGCCCCATGACGCTGGTTATCGCTTAACTGGGATTGCTATCAGTTAACTTCTCTTTGCCCTTAACGTAAGCGGACATAAGAACGCAGTAGTTCATGATGTCCAGAATAGCGTCCTCGTAACTCTCGTTCTTAACGATGAGCTTGCCATCTTGAGCGAAAGTGCTCAGACGCGAAAGCTTATCACAGATGCGGACAAGAAAACCTTGTTCTGCTGAACAGATTCCCATCGCTTCGCAGCGTTGGAAATTGGCAAAAGGATTATCTCCTTTGCTGCCAGCATAGTCGTTATTCTTGGCTTGCATGATCTTGAACGCTTGTTCGCAAAGCGTTCTGTGGTGCTGAAACAGTTCAGTTCGATTCATCATTGTACTGCCTCCCGATACTTAGTGAGCTTCGCAACTCGCTTCGACGGCTCTTCGAACGGCAGCGGGATGATCTCGCGAGCGATGCCCGAATTATCGCTTTGCCGAGCGTGAACAACGGCATAGTAAGCGTCAGCAGTACGCGAAGTTTCCTGCGAGTAGCATTGAACTGCCCAATTCGGGGAATCCTTCCAAGCCATGTCATAAAAATTGACGCAGCTCAAAAGATTTCCGTTATTCTCAATGGTCCAGATTTCGAACCAATGACGATTAGGAGTAAACTTTGGATCTAGGTTATTCATTCGTTTGATGTTTGAGGGCGAAACTGCTTTGCGCGAGCGAGCATATAATCGTGGATGAAGTGGCGCGTTTCACGGTCGAGAAGGCGTCCGTTTTCGTGCGGAAGATCCTTAATTACCGAGTCGAAATCTAGATTGAACGCGAGGCACAGTCCCTTGATCTTTCGGTAGATACCGATTTCCTTGTACTTCAAGAGAGCAAAAGCCACGTCAAGTTGAGTTTCGGACGCATTTTCGAGCGTTTCTACTAGTGAATTTTTATTCATAATTAATGTTTAAACGGAAGTGTCCTTTACGATCAACGCAGAGTCATGGAATAGGCTCGGAACGCTGATGTAGCCAATCGCAGAAAGAAGATCGTCAAAATCGACGTGATCGAGGCCAGCGACTGCAAGTTGGCCACGAAGACCGCTCTCAAGCACCGAACCTCCATTCTTATCGACCCAAGCGATATAGTCGCTCGCTTCGCCCATCGCATCGCTAAAGTCCATGTCGTAGATATTGTCGCCATTGTCGCAGTCGCCATTCTCGCAGTCGCAACGCTCGCAATAGCCGTCGCAATCGCTCTCTTGAACATCGTCGCTGTAGTTATAGACCGTATCGGGGATTTCCTTGCGGTCTGCCGTGATGTCCGAGACGACCTTGTACTTGCAAGCGCGAAGCTTCTGGAACGAAGAGTCGGTAGGAACGCTAACCGCATCGGCTGGATCGACTTCAACTACGAGCAGCCGACCGTCACTTCCTGCCCAGTCGTTAGCGTAGTTGTAGCTTCCAACGTGCAAGCCGAACGAGCAGTGTCTATCCTTGTTGTCGTCAACTTGATTGCGCGAGACTTCGATAGTTTCCCCGACTCCGTTGTAGATTTCGCCAGACGAGTTAACCTTCCCCTGCAAAACAATCGTGCTTGCGTTGCCGTGCTTTGAGTAAAAATCATTTTTAACTCCCTTGTAAGCGAGGAACTTACCGTCAGGCGTGATCGGCAAATCGCGATACGAGAGGAACGTGTAAAGCTCGTTGACCGAGTTTGCGGACGGATTGCGCATGATGCGCTCGATGAAGTTAATCAGTGAAGTTGCGTCAGACGCGCCTTCCTTGAGCATCTTAAACAGCTTATCGACAACGACGCCGTGAACTTCGAAGTTCCGATAGTAGAGCTTTTCGTTCACGATCTTAACGTTGCCGTGCGTCATGTCGGCAATCTTCCCTTCGATAGAAAGCAACGGCGGAATCTCATCGTACTTGGCGTCAAGAATTGCCTTGCGCAAAGCGCGAAAATTAACGTGCGTGCTGTTGATAGTGTGCGGCTTACCGTCACAGAAAACCGTGATCGATTCGTCGCGCATGATGTATGCTGGCTTGTTCATTTTTTTATGCTTTTAGTGTTGTTGCTGGCGAAATTAGGAATGCTTGTCTACGAACAAAATATACTGCAAGGTTCTTTCGAAGTGCTCTTTGTTCCAGTTCCAAATGTCCATCATGAGGGCAATCATCGGATACTTGGCATTGATCTCGTTGACAACCTTTTGCGCTTCGGCCTTGCCTTCGCTGTTTGCCGTAACGTCAGAAACGTTGTTGTTCGTCCAGTCGCCAGCGATTCGATTCAGAAAGGACATAAAGTCCTGCTGCTTTCGCTGTTCGCTTGGCTTCAAATTAGAAGCCTTCATGTCTTCCGTCGAGTTCCGCGCAAAGACGGAGATAACGTGATCGGCAGGAAGCTTCGCGGCCAATTCGACCAAACGCTGAGAGTGACCCATCTCGGAACGATAAAGAGACGCCTTTTGCTTGACTTTGAAATGAGCCGAGTTCTTTTCGAAAGTCTCCTTGATTTTTTTGCAAAAATATTCGTCTAGCGAGACAGCATTTGCTGGCAGTTCAACGCCGCTCTTCATGATGAAAACACGCTTAACTTGATCGTCATCATCGAGAAAGTTATTGACGAGATGCACAACGTCGCGGAACTGACCGCGAGTCAAATCCTGCCTCGGATAAAACGAAAGAGAAGTCGTGTTGTTTGCAACGTAGACAAAGTAAAACGGCTCGTTGCTCGGAGCCATTGCCTTGTCCGAGCTTATGAAAGAACCAGAGTTGTACGAATTGTGATCGTAAGCGATGCGCAAAGCGAGGTCCGCATTCTTCTTCTTCTTGAACGGAACGATTGAAGACGCCTTGACGAGAGACTTGCGCTCATTGTCGTTCATGAAGCTGAAAAGAAACTTTTGCGCCTCCTCGTCAGAGATCGTGACGACAGTCGTCGCGTCCAGATTTGCAACGGCAAACGAATCGATGCGCGAAGGAATAAGACGACCATTAACGTCATCAACGATCAGCGTAACCATACGCTCTCCAGACGCTGCTTGCATAACGTAATCGCACGGAGATACGGAGACGCTCTGCTTGAGTCGGCGCATGAACGCTCCACCGTTCTTTCTGCGCCAACTGTACTTGTTTTGAAACCTATCGAGATACGATACGGGATGCTTTGAGCCGTCTGGGGCAGTAAAGAAGAAAGGATTGCCTGCGACGAGCGAAGAAATCGAGTAGCGGTCGCTGAAGATTAGCTGCATCTCGGTAAAGAACTCCGAGACGGTCTTTTTGGCGTCGAGCTTGCTTTGGATGCTCGTTTTTAATTCAGAAAAAATAGACTCAAGCGTGGCCAAAAGTACCCGCTTTGTCGTCGAATTGTACTCTAGCTGCTCGCGAGAGTGATGAAGCTGCACCGATCCAATCGGCAGGAACATAACGAGATTCATCGAAAAAAGATCGCGGCTATTGCCTTGCAGGATCTTACAGATGTTCGGATGACGCTCAGGAGAGAGATGCGACGAGAAGTCGATGTTCGTGACCGGATAAGCGATGCCGCCCATCACGGCGCAGCACCCGCTAACTGAACGATCCGAGACGATACCCCAGCTTTCGTTCTTAATCGCCCACTCGACCGCTTTAACTTCAATGTTGCGATACTCGATCTTTTGCGAGAGAAAACGCGCAACCTTCTTGATCGAAGATTCGAAAGCCGAGATGTCGCTGTCCTTAACGGCAACTTCGATCTCTACGCCGCTCGGCTCGTTAGTCGTGCTGCCGTGCAGCTTCGTGAAGCGAGTGTCGCCGTGCTCGTCAACGAATACGGAGACGACCGTCTTCTCGCCGCCGTGAATCGACGTGACGGTGAACGCATCGGTATAAGACAGCGGAGCAAAGCGTCCGATGCCAAAGCCGCCAATCGAAAGATTCTCGTCGCGCTTCGTCGAACGACCGTACTTCGTGTAGAGACCGAACAAATCTTCTTCGCTCAGGCCAGCACCAAAGTCGCGCACCTTGAACGTCTGATCGAAGCGTGTCGGAGCGGTAACGACGACTGCTTGATCGCCGCGATTAGCATCTACGGCATTCGCGATAATCTCGCGCACGGTAGCAAGGATCGGATTCGAATAGTTGTTGCGGAGCAGCGACGAGACGTACCGCATTTCGGCCACATCGATGGAAGCGATTTCGGACTTGAAATCGTGAGACTGAACAACGTTGCGTTGGATCTGTTTAACAATCATTGGAGCAATTAGTTTCGAGCAACAATCTACCACACTTTTAAGAACCGTCAACAGGTTTCTTCAACTTTTTTTGAGAAATTTCTAAGACGCTCGTTTCCAAGAACTTCTGTTCAACGGAGTTCACGTCATGAGCTACGAGCGAGTAAACTTTCTCGGTAGTCTTGTGAGAAATGCCAAATTCAGCTTGGAATTTAAAATGTTTTAAAAAGCTTGCGGAAGCTTCTTTGCAAACGTCGTAAACCTCTTTAATGTCCGAGGAGGAAAAGATGGTGACGGAGGGCATAGTTATGACGCTAGAATTTTAACAAAATCTTCTGCATTTTCAATTATTGTCCACACTTTACCGTTCTTTTCTATCTCTTCGTTTGTAAATCCTTCTTCTTTCATGTGGTCTGCCAAGTTCTGGTTGTAAACCAAGAAAGCAACGGTTCCTTTGCCCATATCTGGCAAGATCGCGCCATCAACGCCTTCGGTGCAAACAACATAAGCAGTGACTTCGTACTCGCCGCTCTCTTCTTGACACTGAAAGCTTTCGATAATGAAGTCAACTTCTATCTTGAATAGCATCGACTCGATGAGGTCTCGATTCTTATTGAGTAGCTTTTGAAGCTTTGAGGTTTTGGAGGATTTGGAGGATCGCATGATCTTTGTTTTTAAGTTCTACGTCGAAAAAGACATCGGTGCCGTAAGCTTCGGGAATCGATGTTGGCATATCGGCGTGCTTGCGGGTGCCGTTGATGCCTTCGGAAAAGTGAAATAGCGGCGTCGTGTTCCATGTACTGAACGCGAGCATAAAGTCTTGCCCATCGGAATTGCCGCTGTTACAAAACTGGCGATGCAGCGAATCGTAAGTGATCGGAATGCCAGCAGTCTTGAAGAAGTGAGAGAACAGATTCGAAAGATTCCAAGTGCCGTTCACGTTATCGTTTACTTCTAGCGTCAGCCGCGACTGAACGTTGCTCGGCAGCTTGTTGAAGTTGCTGAGAAAACGCTGCGAAATTTCTTTTGCGTTGCCGTCTTGACGACAATGAATGTTGAGCGGCGAACGATAATCGTTTGGCAAGCCGATGCGGTCGAACAAATTAGCGTGAGAAATGAGATCGCGAGTGCTGTTAGCGATGACCGTTGGCGACTCGCTAGTGAGTGAGACGTATTCGGATGGGTGAGCCGAGATGCGAACTTTGGTGCGCTCGATTGTTGCCTTGATCGACGCTAGAGCCGCAGACAGTTCTGTCCAGTTGGGCAAGTCTTCTAGCTGAAGGTCAACGTCGGGGTGATCGATGACCGGAGTGAGACTAGACGAGAGGCGATAGCCAGCGATGCCGAGGCTTGCGCAGTGCTCGATAGTCTTGTCGGTGACTAAAAAGTTATTTAAAATGCGCTCGGACAAGATGCGTAAAGCTTCGTCTCGCGGTAAAGCGGCAAAGCGCGTGTACGTCATCGTCTGGAACTTGTGACCTTGTTCCGCAAGGATATTCGAGATGCAACAGAGGGCGAGGTTCATGATCGCAATGTTCTGCCAAGCTTGATTTCAAAAGTCAAGCCTATTTGCAGCTTAATTGTTCAATTTTTAAATTGTAGCAGTTCGAAGGGAAAGCGTATCGGTCGCCGCGAGGATCGGGATCGATCTCGCCTTTCTTGAAGAGCCGAGCGTTTTCGAAAAACTTTTTCTTTTCGATGTAACCGAGAATCCATCCTCGGCTATAGTCGCCAAAGATACTAGTAAACAAGTAGTAGTCGCACCGCTGGTTCGTGTTGTACTCTTTTACCGTGCAGTTGTGCCAAGGTTCAGGCACAACGTTTCGCTCTTTGGCTTTTATTTCGAATAAAAAAAGCTTCGGAGAGATCCAGTCGAAGTCGTAACTCTTGTCGGACATGATCCTACCGCCCCAAACTTTTTGTACCATAAGATCGCTCAGTGCGGCGATTTTTGTACCGTGACCTTGCGTGTCCGAGTTGCGAAGCAGCGGAACTTGCGCCGCTCTTTCTAGCGCAAGCTCGATCATATCTTTAGTTATTTCGACCTCGATCATTCCTTTTTGAATTGGTAAAAGTAATCCCAGTTATCTTCTGCTACCCACTTGCTGTTGCCTTCGCAAGTAAATTCTTGCGTAAAGACTTTCCAGTCAGGCTTTTCTAATTTTTTAGAAATAAAAGCTCCACCATCGGTCCAGATTACGCGATTATTTGGTTGGCAAAATAGCTGATTAACTGGCTTGCCATCTTTGTCGCTCACGCCCCAAATGACGTGACCGCACTTATGGCCACCCGCCATTTCCGAGTAGCCATACGCAGCATCGGGGTTGTCGTGCCAATCAATTGTAAAAAGATATTTGCCTTCGATCCATTCACGGTTCTTTAATTGAATTTTAACTTTAGCGTTCTTGTGGTATTCCCAGCGAGTAACAGACAAGTTGTACGAGAAGCAGTCCCAAAGCTGAAGCCAATCGAGCGGTAAATCCGAGTGCTCTGGTTCGTTAACTAAATAATGAATCGGAACGCGATCATGGCGCGAACCGTATTCTGTCATTATTTGAAACGTTAAGCACCGTCTTGTTAAGCTAGTAATCCCAAACACCTCGCATAAAACATAGTCGGTTTTTTTGTTCTCGTTGTTGTATAAAAAATCACTTTTAACGTAAGCGGCGAAGACGGGAATGTTAGCGTTTAGGTACGGCATAAACGATTACTTTTTAGTCTTATTGATCTTTTTATTTGATCGCTTCTTTTTCGTGCTTCCGATCTCTTCGGTGTTCATTACGTCAAGCTTTTCGGTAATATGCTTATAGAAAGCGGGAAACGTCTCTTTTAACATAGTAGAAATAGCGAGACACGTTTCTGGAGATGACTTCTCGTAGATCGTGTAAAGCCACTTGATCGACGCTTCGTCGCCGTCCATGATATACTTGCGAACGAGAGGATTGAGAAAGCTTGAATTGAAAACGTCGTCGAAGCTTTGTTGAATCAGTGGGAACGCCGCCTTGAACGTGTCTTCGTGAGTGAAGATCATATCAATCGGAATGTCCCATCGAGAGATCGACAAATTATCGTAAGAGATTTCGATCTTGATGCTCTTGTGCTCGACTTGACTCCACACAACTTGACCGAGCAAATACTTGCACTCGTCAAAGAAATTTGAAATGCGCGATATCTGTTCGACATTCGACGAGTCGCCTTCTAGCGATTTCGAGACGATCTCTGAAGAAACATCAACGATGGCTTGCTTGTAGTTTTTGCGCGTCGTTTTTCTGCCGAGCAGAAGCTCAACGTCTTCTTTGACTTTCTTGTAAGCTTCGAAAACTGTGTTTTCGCTTTCTTTTTCAGAGGTCATTATATTGATTTAAAAAATTTAAAATCTTCGTCGGGCACTTTAAGAATCCAACCGTTATTTGTAACTAGATAGCGCAAAGTTGGATCGAACAAATCGTTTGTTTCGCCAAAGATAACGATCTCTTCTCCGCTATTAAGAACGACCCTATCGCTCTCGCGATTTTCAATCGGGCAGTCCGCTTGTACGATCACGTCTTCAAGAAGTAAGTATCTGTTCATGAGTTGGTGATTGAAATTGCTCCTTGGAACAAGCGGGGCGATGCGCTTTCTGGATCGAATACGAACCAACAACGAATCGTCATGCCATGCGGCACGAAAGACACGTCGGCAATTTGAATTTGCATTGGAGCCTTTTCAGGCACTTTGACCGTAGCAAAGTGAGTGTCTGGATAAAGAGACTCAGTGTTGGTCGTGATTTCAATATCGTAAAGCTCGCGCAAGTCAACGCCAATTGCTTGAGCCGAAACGTTCGGGATTACGAATCTCGCTTTTGCTTTCATGTTAAGAAGTTCTTTATTTGTTCGATTGTCGCTCGTTTTTCCTCGTATGCTTTGTCGAGAAACGAACGCTGGTGCTTGAGTTCAGCTTCAAAATTGAGCGTGTTGACATAGTTTGTCAAGCCCATTTGCAACTTTTCTGGAGTAATAATGATGTTTTCCGAAAGCGGATAGCCGCACATAGAAATCGTGTTGCTGCACGCCGAGTCAAACAAGACGACAGTATCGGTCATTAGTGCCTCGTAGAATCGGTTCGCCAAGAAAGCATAATTGTTGTGCGTATGCTCGTCCTCGATGTAGATCGAGTACTTGTACTTGCGAAGGTCTTCGTTGTTCTTTGTCCATTCTAGCTTCGGCAAATACTCGCAATCGCAGTTGATCGCTTTGAATTTTTTCCAATTTTTATTCGAAGCAGAGAGCGACACTCCTTTTGTGAGATACTTTTGGAACGATGCTTGTCGCCACTTGCGGTAAGTGCCGTAGTAGATGATGCCGTTCTTTGCGCTCAAGTCAACGGGCGCGAACGTGTCCATAATCAAAGAGTTCAAGTTGACCGTTAACCACTCGCCAATAAAGTCATTTAACTTCTTATTTGCGATGTTCTTGTTCAATATCCAGTGCCGATAGCCCGATCTTGGATTGTTGCAGATCATGTCGTACTTGATGCCCATCTCAACGATTCCCCAGCGCAAAAGCTGGTTGTCTTCGATGTCGTGATCGTTTACGAGCCAAACGTAACGAGCGTTCGGATTCTTTTTCAAGACTTCTCTGTACGGAACGTGCGGCATATACGGAGACGCATAGGCGCAAACGATAACGTCGTACTGCTTCGACAAGACTTCTGGCAGTGCATACTCGCCGTCTAGCAAGTCGGCTCCTAGCGCATTCTTTAAGATCAGACTGTTGCGACAATGCACGATTGACGTGTCGCTATAGTCTTGTGCTAATGGCTTGCGTTTACTGGTAGCTTCGATGATTAAAATATTCATTTTGAGCGAACAAACTCTCCACTCTCATTAGAGTAAAAAACATTCTTAAATTCAACATCATTTAAAAGTTTTTGGCAATGACTACACGGCTTGCCCATAGCGATGTTATTATTACGGTCGATGCGAAACGTGACCATCGTGTGTCTAGAATGGTCGATCTTGCCCGACTTGATAACTGCACTAGCTTCGGCGTGAAGACCGCAGCCGCTCGGATAGCCAAACTTCTGATTGATCGGATGACCTTTCTTAGAATTCTTTCCGATTGAAACGATTCGATTTTTATCCAGAATGAACGCAAAATGCCGACAACGGAGGTCAATGTCGTCGTAGATAACTAAGTTGCGAGCAAGCTGGATTAGCCTTTCGAATTTCACGCAACGAACTTACGCGATTCTGACGTAAAGTCAAGGCTTTTTAGTAGAAATCGTTTGAAAAGCGTCGTTTTCGGCTAGAATTTCCGTCAATTTCAGCGCGTTCATAAACTCGATTAACAAGTCGTAGTCTTTTCTCGTTTTGCTTATTTTGGTCGAAAGTACCGAAAATTTTGATGAAATTAAATGGTTTTTAAGCATTTCTGCCGCTTTTTCGTGCAAATCAAAGTCTGGAGAGAAGAAACAGTAAACAATCTCTGCCGAGATGCTCGTTTCACGCTTAACAACAAAAGCTCCCACAATCTTATCGTTCGATAGGAAAACGAACGAACTTCTGAAGTTTTGCTGCAAAACTAGCGAAACTTGTTTAAAAATAACAGATGGCGCACCAATTGCAAAAACTTTTAGCTTAGACTGGGCTTTCGAAGCGAGCCGCAAAACGTCGGGTATGTCGTTAAGACGCATCTTCTCTATCTGCAAAGCGTCTATTTTTATCTGGTTTTTATCGTTCACTAGTGTAATATAATCTAAAGGTAAAAGGAAATGTCTAAGGAGTCTAATCAGAAAGTCAATGCGGAGCTTTTTTCACTAGAGCCAACGGCTCTTTTGGAATTCTTCGTTATTTACTATGATTACGTTAATCAGCCAGACGAGAAACTTTACATTCACGGCGGGACAAATGGAATAAATGGCCCGATCTATTGGCAGGGACAAGAGTATTCTCCATTTCCGATTCAAAGCTCTGGATTCGAATCTAAAGGAGACGGGTCGCTTCCGCGCCCGAAACTGACCGTATCGAACCAAGATTTCTTTGTTTCTAACTTAATTCGCCGCTACAACAACCTTGTTGGAGCAAAGGTAGTCAGAAAAAGAACTTTTCTGAAATTCTTGGATAACAACAACTTCTCGGATTCCAAGAATCCTTACGGTTCAGCAGACTCTACTGCTGGTTTGGAAGATCAAGTCTTCTTTATTTTGCGCCGTTCTTCCGAGAATCGGGCTATCGTAGAGTTTGAGTTGGCCTCGCCTCTAGAGCTAGAGAACGTTACGTTTCCTCGCAGAATCGTGATGTCGCGCTATTGTTCGTTCCATTATCGCGGTAATGGCTGTGGATTTAATGGTCCTCCAGTCGCAGACGATAACGACAAAGAGTTTGTCACTGCAATCGATGTCAACGCTGGAACATCAACTTCTTTAGCAAACAAGGTAAACAAGGGGTTATGGAAAGCTGCCACAGCATATTCGGTAGGCGATTTCGTTTACGTTGAAAACAGCAACGTGAAAGTCTCGGAAGAAGATATTAATAAAAATCCGAACTGGCGTCCTTTACAAAAGTTTTACATTTGCGTTAAAGCTCACACTTCTTCGGCAGGCAAAAATCCATCGATCAATAAAGAGTTCTGGATGGCCGATCAGTGCTCAAAGTCTATTACGGGATGCAAACTTCGTTTTGGCAAGAACAATGAGCTTCCATTCGGCGGCTTCCCCGGAACAGAAGAGTATCCAATCAACTTTAATCAGTAATGAAAACAATAATTGAACACGCAGCATCTTCATCGCTAGAGGTTTGTGGATTCGTGACTTACGAAGATGGCGAATTCAAATCTGAGCCAGCAAAGAATATCGCCTCTTACGCAGATGATGTATTTGAGATTCATCCGCTCGAAATCTTAAAAAAGATGCGCTCTGGCAAGCTTGTTGCGATTTACCATTCGCACCCGACTACTGGCGAAGAAGAGTCTAAGTTCGATCAGTTCAACTGCGACAACTCTTGCATTCCTTATCTTATTTATAGCAAGCAATCTGAGAAGTTTAATCTGGTCATGCCGAAAATTTCGCATGTGAAGAAAGAGTACGTCGATCTGTTAAAGAAAAACTATGACTAATATTTATCTTCACGGAGAGTTGCGTAACTTGTTTGGGCATGAGTTTCGATATAATATCTCGAAACCGAGAGAAGCTTTTTCAGCTATCAATGCGAATCGCAGAGGATTTTTAAACGCAGTCAAGCGTTTGGCTTCGAAGGGCGTATTTTATCGCATCGTTGTTGACGATGCAGTAATAGAAAACATCGCGGAACTCGATATCACAAAAACTCCGAAAGAGATTCATTTAGTTCCCGTTATTTGGGGTGCAGGCAAAAATCTTGGAAATATTTTACTGATTGTCGCTGCCGTTGCAATCGTGGTGGCAACTGGCGGTTTAGGAACAACTGCTTTAGTGCCAGCACTGGCTGCTGGCAAATCACTGGCTGGCCTTGGAACTGCACTGAACTTCTTAGCGGCTGCTTTATTTATTCAAGGCGTAACTGGCATCTTGTTCCCGCCTCCGAAACCTGATTTTAATCAAGAAGTTTCTGCTGGCGGCAAGTCTTATCTATTCGGTAGCAAGCCGAGCAACACGTCTCAAGGCCAAGCCATTCCAGTCGGGTACGGTAGATTAATGATTGGTTCTTCTCAGGTTAGCGCGTCCGTCAGCAATTACAAACTAGGTCAAGATACGCGCAGTTTAATGGCTCCTGCTACTAAACCGATTGATACGATTCCGGTCTACGAAGGCGTTGATGAGCTTGAAATCGACGGTTATCGCTCTAACCAAACGGCTATCTTCGACGATATTCCGACTGTTGTTGGAGTCGAATTGTCTGAGTCTTACGTCGATATCGTATCAAAGTCCGCGAAGAAAGTGTCTTCGAACGTCATTGAACTTCGCGTCAAGCAGAACGGCGAAGTGATCTCTAATCCAAATGTTTCTTCATTCAATGAAGACTTAACGTACAAATGGACATTGCTCAAAAGCTCTGATGGAAACAAAGGCACGATTCAGCAAGAGAACTCTTATTCTTTCTCGGACGGCATGGTTTACAGATTTTCGCGTCCGCAGGAATTTAAATTAATTTCTGATGCTGCGCAAAGTCGCGAAGATTCGAACTACATGATTTCGTATCCCGTTGGATCGCTAGTGATCTGGGGACCAAGCCAATTCGAAAAACTGCCAAAGCCAGCTTGGAATAACAATACTCGATATGTTTTTGGCGAAATCGTTAATGTTATTGGTATTTATTATAGTTGTACGGCAAATATTCCGGCAACAGCAACGATAACCGCTGCGACACGTTCCGCTTCTACTGTTACTATTACGACTTCTTCGAATCATGGATTCGAATCTGGTTTAAAAGCAGTGATCTCTGGATTGAGCAAAGGCAACGCTAATCCAAACGGTACTTATACGATCACGGTAACAAGCGTAACGCAATTCACTTACACGTTGAACGGTACAGTTACTGGAACCGAAACTTATACAGTTTCAGAGGGTTCTGCGCAACTTCAAACTCCACCGCCAATCAAAAAGTCTTATATTGCTAGCGCATCGCGCACAAATAGCGTTGTGACGGTTGTTCTTGGCGATTCGGCCACGCCGCTCAATCCTATTAATCTGACGGAACTAAATGGATCAACGGTTCAAATATCGAATTTGATTGGCTCTCCTTCGCTTGTTGTTGATCCGAATGGAACGTACACGATCACTAGAGTTAACGACACGACGTTCACATACACTCTGGCAGGTTCATTTTCTGGCACTGAAACATACACGGTCGTTGAACAGTCGTCCGATGTTTTAAACGAATATGAAAAGACGAGCGTTATGAAGCTAACGACCAATAGTTTTTGGTCGCTATTCATTCCTCCGATTCGCGAGCTTATTTATCGTGCTACAGCAATTTCTCAAGGTTATTTGCCGACTGACGCTTCAAAATGGACGGCAGAAGATGTTCCTGTCAACTCCGCTGCTCTCGACTCTTACCTGAGCTATGTTAGACTCCCAAATAAGCAAGACCTATACTTCGACGAATTTTCGAACGTAAATGTTTCGAAAGTTACTGATAACGATTCGCAAATGGGCCAATATACCCTAGAATTTATCGGCTACTTCTACATTCCGCTAAATAAAACATCGGAGTTAGTTTCTCCAGACCTATTAAGCGTAAGAGAAATTAACGTGCTTTCGGCTGTAAATGGAACGATATACGAAATTACAAAGGTTGGAGATCCTGCTCAATGGTCAACAATCGGAGTCGGCTCTGTAACTCCAGTCGTTGGGATGACGTTCACAAAAAATGCAACTGCTGCAACTGGCAACGGTAAAGTTGCTCCTGTTTATCAGTACGATTTCAAAATTGAACTGCAAGATCAAAACGATGCATTCGTGGATTTGTATGTCAACGGCATCGCTGCTTCTAGTCATCTTGAAGACACCTCGCCAACTGTTACGGCAGTTAGACTCGGAACTGGTTATCATAGAATTTATGCGAGAATGAGGGCTGGCGCGTCTCAGAACAAATTCACGATCTCTTACAGAAGAACTGGTGCAGCATCTTATCAAACAGTCAGCGAGAATCAAATGCTGAATAGAAAGAACTACGACAACTTGATTCCATTAAATCAAGCCATTTACAATCAACGAGGCGATATTCCGGCAGCTTCAATGATCGCTGGTAAAAAGTATCGCATCAATGTAGTTGGAACGGGCGCGAACTGGACGAGCGTCGGAGCAACGACAGCTACAGTTGGAACCGTGTTTAAGAAAAACTCAACTGCGTTTTCGGGAACTGGAGCATTTGCATCAGAGGCTTTTGATTTGGCTACAATTCAGGCCGACAACCAACGTTTAGTTACATTTACGGCAGAGCGCGGAGATACTGGCTACGCAAGATATGTTTCGTACTGGCAATGCGAAGTAACAAAGGGCGTTAATAAATATTTATCTCCGACTGTTAGAGTTGGTGTTACATTTCTGTCTACGCAAGCAGAGAGCATCGTAAGATCGACTCCTCCGATTGAATCGCTGCTAAATCCACCGTCTTATCTGTAAAATGAAGATTCTCAATCCTTTAAGATTTTTCAGAGGAATGGAAGCGGTTCTTCAACCTCCAGATTCTACAAAGAAGCTCAAAAAATCTATTTCTGTAGCAGAGATCGTAGATTTGCTTTGCGAAGGTCCAATCGAGGGCATTGTCGATCCATTCGGGAAAAAAGTTTACGGCTTGGATATGCTTAAAGGTATTTATCTCAATGGCGTTCCTGTCATGAATGCCAATGGAGAATATAATTATCGCAGTATAATGGTCGAGGTTAATTTTGGAACAGAGAAACAGAAATCCTTGCCGAGTTTTAAAAACGCCTACATTACAAAGCCTGCTGGTTTTAAATTGCTAGGTCCAATCACTACTCAAGACGATATAAAAAGCGACGGCAGAAACTTCACTAGCTGGGCGCGTTCAAGTGACGGATGGCCTTCAACGCCGCAAGACCCGTTCATATTTACATATCAGATTAGAAATCGTGACGTAAAACGGCTAAGAGTTAATTTTCTCATAGAGGCTTTGTCTGACACGGTAGACTCTGGTAAGACTGCCGGAACAGCAAAGGAATCTACACTTAATTTACGCTTGATGTGGGGTTTAGACGGAGATCCAAATATTCAAATTAAAGACGTTAACTTCCACGGACTCGTTCAGTCTCCATACGCTTATACTATTGGCGACGGTACAATCGAAGACGCAGAAAGAGAAGGGTCCGCTTACTACATCAATACCAACTATAATCCTGCTTCTATGGTTGGCGGAATCGGTTCTCGCGCTACGGTCGCTCCGATTGATTTCGGAACCGACGATATCTATAAGAACATCCCAGTGATCACGCCATAATTGACATGTCTATTCAATACACACCAGAAGAGTTGGCCGCGATCAAATTAAACAAGAGAAACTATTCCACTTCTCTTGGTTTGATTTATTTCTTAAAAAAGATTGCCAGATCTCCGTTCTCTAATCCGTATGCTTCGGTAGCTAACTATACTTATACGTTAGTCGGAGAAAGTGGAACAACGGCCACGTTTAATGCCTTGTCTTCAGCTTCTTATGCTAAAGGTGCCGTTATCACTTTAACAGGCACAGCTACTTTTAAAGCGACTTCTGGAGCGACAACCGTCACTAAACCAGCTATTTCTTTGGAGGCGCGAATAGACACTCCGTCAGCGCAAGGCAATCAGCCAATCGTTGTATTTGCTAATGGTCAAGAAATAGATAGCAGCGGCAATTTTTCGTTTACCATTCCAGCCGAAATTACCTCTCAGTTAGCTACTGGCTCTCATACAATTTATATCGACGCTCAATCTCCAAAGGGAGTAGTTAAATTAACTGGTGGCACAGATGGAGTTAGAACATTTACGATTACAGAATAATATTACTTAGGAGATGAAAATTTTAAATCCGTTTAGATTCGCAAAAGGAGCAGAAAATCCAACCGATTCTTCTCAAAGCACATTCTCTAAGACTGCGCAAAAGACTAATATTCTTGATTCGCAGGACGAGATTATCCTTCCAGAGTCTGTTGACGGTAAGGATCGCTACATAAAAATCGAAAAGCGAAGCGAAGAAACTATTTCTCCGCTAGTTAGACGCGAAGTTTCGGTGGATAGTATTACTGAAGTTGTTGATCGTAATTTCTCGTACCCTCTAACTGCGCACGTTGGTATGAAGTTCGATTCGCGAACTTTCAGTTCGTTCCCAGAGCGTGCCTTTGACGTTCGAATGAAGAAGGTAAAGATTCCTTCGAACTATTATCCTTTGGGCGGAAACGGTTTAGATCGTAGATATGTTTATCCAAGCGCAAATTATCCAGCTAATCCAAACAACGTAGATATCATTTTCGTTGTCGATCAAAATATGAGTTACGCCTATAGGTCGCTTATTCGGCGCAACCTAAAGGAAATGATTGCGAAGATGACGGCTGGTTACACTTCAGTAAGAGCCGCGATTTGGAAAACTGCATCTGGCGTATCGTATAAATACGATCTGTCCAACAACTTATCTATTTCTAATTTTACCTATCATAATTCGGAACAGTTCATGACGGTAAAGACGCCCGATTCTGCTGGGGCTAATAATCAAAATTTATTCACATCGCTAGATACGCTTTTGTCGGGAGCGACCGTAACCGCAGCTTATGGAGAGGTAGAAGTAATCTCTTATTTAATCAGAAAGAATCTTTATGCTCCTAGCCTTGAAGTTGGCAAGGATTTAGAGTCTACTGCCGTTTCCTCGATATGGACAAACACTGTGCGTAAGGTCGTATTTTTCGGCGGCGACACGCCAGAATCAATGACCGAGGCTGCATTCGATGGGCTGTTTAGATACGCTACGGAAAACTGCATTCAGCTTTATTATTTCTACGGAGCGAGTTCATTTTCTGGAACAAGAACATTTAGAGAGTTAGGCGACAAAGTTAATGGTGGTGCATTCAATATGATGCACGATTCGGATATCGACTTTCAGCAGTTTTGCGACGATAAGTTTTACGATAGCAATAAGATCTATTATGGCGATTGGGACGGTACGTTTAAGCTTGGCTGGACCGATAATCCAGCATGGATCATTTATGATATCGCCACAAACACAAATTATGGTTTGGGCAATCAGATTGATTTTTCGAGCCTAGATAAATGGACGCTTTACGATATCGGAAGATACTGTGACGCCGTTGATGATAAAGGTGTGTTCAGAGGCGTTCCAGACGGCAAGGGCGGTCTTGAACCGCGCTATTCTTACAACGTAATCTTCTACAACAAAGACGAGGCTTACAACGTTTTGAGGGACGTTGCCGCAGTATTTAAAGGCATCATTTTCTGGAATACTGAAGGGTTCTCGTTCTACGCCGACCGTCCGCAAGATCCTGTAATGCAGTTTTCGAATGCCAACGTTCGTGGTGGCGCGTTCGAATATACTGAAACAGCTAGAAACGTTCGCCACACATCGGTTGAAGTTGTATACAATGACAAGTACGACAACTACAAAACAAAAGTAGAGTACATTGAAGACGTTGATGGTATTAGAAAGTTCGGTTTAAATCCATTTAAAATTAACGCCGCTGGATGTACGTCTAGATCAGAAGCTAGAAGAATCGGGCGTTACGTTCTTTGTTCTTCGATGTTTGAGTCGGATATCGTATCTTTTGTTGGCGGCATGGAGGCAGCGTACCTACAACCCGGCGACATATTCGCAGTTAGCGATGAGGTTAAGAATGTCGCTAGAACGTTCGGTAGAATTTTAAATGTAGACGACGCGACGAACGTAATCTCTATCGATGGTGAATTCAAGCAGGGGACTGCATCTACAATTGGATTAGATTCTGGTATTTATATTCATGTTCCGTCTGGCAACTATTCAGTATCGGACTTGAACAACCTGACCAATAACGATGGAGAATTTACTGGAACGCTGCAAAATATTAGGGCGAGACGCCAGCAGCAACTGCAACGCTATAACATCCATACCGTAACCGATGGTGTAGCGAACGATAACTTATTCGGATCGAGAATTACCCTGACTGGCGAGTTCCTGTTGAGATCTGGAATATTCGAAACCTATCCAATCGAAGGAAGAATTTCTGGTGGCGGATCGATCACTGGCGATACTATTTTGACCGGAGAGGTTTATGTTTTCCCAGATAATACGACTGTAACTGGCAATCCAAGATGGGAAACTTTAAATTTTGCGGCAGTCTCTGGAGTATTGCTCGAAAACGAAATAGATATCGACATTCAAGGTTCCGCTGGTACAGGACAGCTTATCGGCAATGAAACCAACTGGTCGTGCATTATCAATGGGACAAACGGAACAGTTTCTGTTAACGGTTCTCAAGTAGGTAGCGCGGCCAGCAACGGATACTTCACTGCTATTCAACTTGATTCTGCTGGAGCTTTAGTAAGTCAAAGCTCAACGACCGCATCGCTGGCTAATGTTGCCACGTTTATTGATGGAGCTACGGCTGGTAACGTTGTAGTTGTAGTTTCTAACAACGCTGCCGTTGCTAATAACGTCACGCCACCAGCTACTTTCGCGACTTACGCTGCAACTGAAATCGGCAAGATCGGTAAAGACGTATCTGCCGTCTCAACGTCTTTCGGTTATTTAGCCGCTCTCGTTAAAGTTGCATCTGGAGCAGGAAGAATCGTAGAAAGAGCTTCGAAAGCCCTAAACGACTTTGGCAAGATTACATTCAATTATCGTGACCTTCTTGCACTAAGCAAGATGACCCCATATTACACGTTTATTAATGCTGACGTTGGGAACGCATCGAACTCTAACTACGATGATTGGGTAGCGAATAAATCTTACGCGGTTGGGAACATAGTAAATGTTTCTGGAGTGATATACTCATGTAATGTCGCCTACACTTCTTCGGCTTTATTTGCTACTGACTCAGCCACTTATTGGACGGCAGGAAATGCGACAACTTATAGAACAATCGGCTTCCCGAAAGACTTCTACGGTTCAACAAAAGTGCCGATCACCACAACACTAACAAGCGCTCACGTTTCTGGCGCGTTTGATAGTCTTGGAGTTTCTGTTTATGTTGGTGGAGGCGCATTTGGACAGTCTGATATCAGAACACTAAACGAAAGCAGTGGAATTGGCTATAGTGGTCTAGTTTATGGAACTGGTTATGGTAGAGGATTTTACTCGCTAGCAGTAGACACAACTCCAACAAAAATTAATTTAATTGAAGAAGGTTCGATTTATCTTCTCAGTGGTTCTGGAGTAGAGCCGAAGCTTTATAAGACGATTTCCGTTAAAGAAGAAGAGGCAAACAATTACGCAGTTGCTGGTGTTGAGTTTTATCCAGATAAAGAAAACTTTGTGGAAAGAGACATTTCGGACTCGTCTCCGAATGTTTATGTGAAGTCTCCTTATGATATAGTTATAAAGCCACAGCCTCCAACTGGTCCTGTTAGCGCAATTCTTCGCAAGGATGGATCTAACGTAACTACTGGAATCTATGTTTCTTGGGGTGCATCTCCAGACTCTCCTCCGCTTTATAAGCTTTATATCAGCAGGCCAGATTACTCTAGCACCGTTGATGGGTCGATCACCGATGCCGTTTCCACGGCTAATTTAAATTATACGGTTCCCGTCAATTCAAACTGGGGTCAGTACGATATCAGCGTTTACAGCCAAGGTGCCGCGCCTTATAGATTCTTATCTGAAGACGCGGCTACTGTTAGTGCCGTTGCTTTACCGTTATCAACAGTTTCAATCGGCGGACAATCATTAGATAGAGTTGCAATCACTGGTTTTTATCTTGAAACAGCGGACGTTGATAGCTTAAAGTACGATGTTTCGTATAGTGGGAACTTCTCTGGCCAAGGCCAAGGCAACTTTACTTCGGAAGATTTGACGTTCCGTTGGTTTTATGTCGATCCAGTCGGCACAAAAATCAATTCGCCAGATTCATTAAGAAACAACCCGTTTCTCCCTGACGCTCCAGAAATTACGGTATCACTTCTTAGCGATGCTGGAACAATGCTGGAAGCGATCTCTGGCTATCAAGGTTTCTCATATACATTGAGCAGAGAGAAGAATCAAGAGTTTTCGATGCGCGGCACAACGTCAGACGCAAAAACAACAAACTCGCCGCTAAATAGAAACTATAAGCTCAGAGTAGTGGTTAAAGACGTAAATGATAATTTATTTACAGGAAGCTATGACGCCTATAACGTACCAGCTTCTTACTCAAGAATCGATGTAGTTGATTCTTATCAGTTCTCGCCCTACTTTATTTACTCTGGTTACTATGGCAATTCAACATTCACAAGAGTTGCTGTATGGAATAGCGGAACCGATGGCATCGTATCTGGGTCTGGTATCAGAGATTGGCAAACCGCCAGCCTTTTACGCAGCGAAGATGAAACTAGAGAGCTTACGTTCAAAGATATTTCTGGTGCATTTAAATTAGCTACCGGATTAAATGATTCTGGCGTAGGAACACTGCAAGGCATAAATATTAATTACTCTGGTCTTGGCGAGCCAAGTTACGAAGGATACGTTAATGAATGGCCCGATTTGCTGAGTGCCTATGAATCGGAAGTTCGTGAAGGCGGCACAAAGACGAAAGAGCAATGGGGAAGAGAGCATTGGGAAACTTATGGCTACGAAGAGCCAAGACAGCTACCAAGAACAAAAGGCAATATCTTAGGCATTTCTGACTTTGCTGATATTCCGTCCAATCAAACTGGTTTCTCGGGAATCGGCGTTTCGGTTATTTACGATGAAGTTTCCTACAATACAATTAAGTTCTACTGCTACTCGTCTACGTCAAACAAGGATGTCTTATCGGTAGATATTTATACAGGAAGCAGCGGTGCTTTCGTTCCAGATACGGAAACAAAACAAAATCTACATGCCGTTTATAACGTACCGGGCAGATCTTACCTTAATCTTATTCAGCTTGGTGGACCTTCAATCCAAAGAGACGCATGGTATTATTTCAAATTCCATCCTCGCGATGATTTTGGAACTGGGGTTATGTCCGCTGCTGTTAGCGGTTATTTAGAAAATAACGTCGATGACTTTGTTGATAATTCTTACATCGAGTACGTTCTAGACGGTAAGAGACCGCCAACGCAAGCCGATGGATCTAGAGATTCTATAGACGCAACAACATCGAATCTCGTTGTAAATAGACAGTATCGAATCGTGACAGTAGGAACAGTTAACTGGACAACTATCGGAGCTAAGGCAGCATTGGGTGGTGTCGTATTTAGTTACAATGGTCAGGCCGTTACCGGATCTGGCGGTTTAGTAACTCTAGAAAGCTCAATCGATAAGACGCTAAGTGAAGACGAAATCGATAAGACTATTATCGTAACTCCAATTAGTGATTCGACGATAGAAGTACCTTCTAATCCAGCTATCGGATCAACGTTAACATTTATCAATAAACCAGCATTCGATAGAGCCGCCGATGTTTATCTAGTCGTAAGAGAGGGTGGCGAAGCCTCAGAAGCCCCCGTAGTGTCGGTTGTAAAACCG